TTGGCTTCCCCCTGCAGGATTGGAATATCCTCCCCCCGGGCCGCTATTAGGCTGTTCTTGCACACCTCCAACTCGTTGTCCAGTATCGCCTGGAGCGCCAGCCCTGACGGGTTGTACTGGCTGTTGAACAGCTCCTTGCGGTACTCCAGCACCTGCTCTCGCGTGAGCAACCTGTGTAGGTGTGACATCTTTTTCCAGTCCTTTCATGATAGTGTTATACGTCGCCGCATCTGCCATCGCGGTATTCTTGTCACTCTGGGTAAGCTGCTTGACAGAAGATGCCAGTAACTCACGTATCTCAGCACGTAGCATTTCTTCCTGTTGGTCAGCCTGCTTCTGTGCTGCAGCATCACGACTGGCTTCACGTGTCTTCGCATCCTCTGCCGAGCACAACACTTTGCCGATGTCTACGTCTCTAGTAGCCATACGATCTTTTGTAAGGTCGTACCAGTTTATGTATATCTGTTCTTCTGGTCGTAGGGTATTGACCAGATTATCATACGCCATGCCCCGTGTCTCTTTGGCGATGAGGCTGGTTGACCCATGCGTCACTACCTGGAAGTCCCCCTGTATGTCTGGGCGAGTGTTGAAGTGCTTGTTGAACGCGACTAGCGACGCGAACACAGACTGCGTGAACAAGTCGAAGTTACGCACTACATCCTTAAACGGCAGCGCAGCATCTCCACGTATCATGGATGCCCCCGCAGCGGTACGGAATGGCTCTGACGGTCCTTTCTGCATGTCGCCGCCAGTGGCTGCGTTGATGAATGTCTCGGTGTCCGCGAAGCCCTGGAACATTGTGCTAATCTTCATCAGCTCGTCGATGTGGCTATCGACGTTGATGTTCTTAATGGCTGGGTACTGAGCGTCCTGGCCAGTGCCTTCGCGGTAGAATATCTTGTGTGCGTGGACTGAGTTGAGGTCCTGGTCCAGCCGCAGCAGGTCGGTGTTCATCTCCGTGATCGGGCCGCACACGACCGAGCCATTATCCATAATCATACGTGTTGTCGCCGATACCCCCATCTGGGAGTCGCGCATGATGTTAGGTAGTCCGTTGCCGAGTATGGAGCTATCGTCTTCCTCGAACACGAAGTGGTGGAACGTGTTAACCCGTACGTCAGGCTCTACCATAGCCCAAGGACTCATAGTTGCCTTAATAACCGTGCTTCCCAGCACCCAGACGACAGCTTCAATCATGTCGTTCAGGTTCTCATCCGCAATATCAACACCTGCCCCTTTCAGATAGGCACCGGATAGATACCCGTCCCAAGCGATGATTTCGTACTTACGACCCGTGGTATCATTCACGTTTACCTGTACACCTAATGTCTTCAGTTCAGATTCATAAGTACGCCGTACATAGTTACCCATTGCGTTATCGGTTAGGTACTTAGTGATCGCGCCCTTCAAAAAGTCTGGTCTATCTGCCAGCTCGCGTATCTGTCTGCGGCTCATAACCATGCGAGTAAACTGCCCATCCATCTGGTGCAGGAACTTAGCCGACATGTCTGGGTAATAGTCCCATACGGACACTGCTTCAAACTGTGGGCGTAACGCCTCCACAGTTATCGGGGTGATGCTACCATCTGGGTTACGCTGCCAGCGACGCTGGGTCTGTGCCTTAGCGAACGGGCCGTGCAGTATGCCTATGCCGTAGGTAATACCCGACATGAGAACTTTGCGGCAGAGCGCTACGTAGTCGACCATACGGTCGCCACCTATCTCGTCCAGTTGGTCTTCTATCTCGGTGGTTAAGTTGGCTGCGCGTACAGAAGCGAAGTCACGTATGGCGGCTTCTATCTGGTCATCCGTAGGCACTGTCACCTGCCCTGTAGTCGGGTCAGGCTGCTGCAGCTTCATCAGGATAGACGCCAAGTCCTCTGCTTCCAGATTAGGTACCTTGGACGGCTCAATGCTCCAGTTACGTTCGCTGCTGGGGAATAGCAGGTTCATCATGCGTGACAGCATGGATACACACTTAACACGTGTCAGTTTCGGATACGCCTGTGACCGGTTAGGGTCTAACTGCTTCTCTATATCTGGGTCATACACACCTAGGAACTGCCGCAGGTTACGCATCCATCGCAGCTCTGCTATACGTCTATCAGACTCGTACTGCGCAAAGTCTTTCGTCATGCGCTGCCCCAACGCTGCAATCACTGTGTCGTTCAACACAGGCGCTACGGGGGGTGCTGCCATTTGGTTAACGTCGGGGGTAATCATTCAAGCTCCAGTAATAGGTCAAGTGCGTGTCATCGTACAGCATAACTGTTCTTAAATACAGGGGGTTTGAATGTGGATGTGCTGCCCCGTGCTGCCCGTGCGTCAGCTGCGGTTACATACCTACACAGATAACCAAACGCATCCCCTGGGTGAGAATACGCATTTTTCTCCGGGGCAGCACTGCGCTCCTGCTTTTTCCCCACGCTATACCTCCACCCACCAGTGAGTGCTCTGATCAGGACCTTACAACTCGGGTCAATCAGTAACGCTGGGCCTTCTGCTGTCAGTCGGGTAGTGAAGTGCTCTATCGCGTCCAGCCGAATCTGCAGTCGGTTGTTATCTTCACTGCCCGGAGGGAACTTTACTGACCAAAACGCCTTGTTTTTCGCTGATTTCAGCACATCCACGACTGTTTTCTCGTCCGTCTGTACCCTCGATTTCGCTGCTGGGTCGGGTGAAATAATGACTTCATACCCCGCATATCGGGCTTTTAGCAGCGGTTTTAGCCTATCTGCGCATAGTCTTTCGGCACCATAGTCCTGTTGTACCAGCTCATCAAGCACAACTAGCCTTCCATTCAGGTCCATCTGCCCAACTATCATGGCACTGGACACACCTGGGTCAAACCCAATGACGAGCGGCAGGTGTGGATTGGCGTGCAGCGACTGCTTGGCCACATGTATGTCGTGTTTGAACGTGGGGATGACTGGCTTACCGTCCAGACTGTACCCCCAACGCCCTTCTATATACTGCATTACCCACTGCGGGGTCTTGCCTTTGGCCAGATTGGTGTAATACTCCTGCTGCCCCGGCAGATTGTCCAGGTTCTCCGCGTCTTCGGAAAAGCCTGATGGCTGAGTGAACAGGATGACGTTCTCTGGCAGCTTCTCGTGCAGGTAGTCGTACCACCATGAGTCTTCATCACCTGGGTTACTCGCACCCCACATGCCCCAGTTCGTAGCGCCCCCGTCTTTCTTTGGCGGGTAGCGCCCGACACGAGCGGACAGTGCTTCCACGATGCTCTTGTCTATCTGTACAAACTCATCCAGTATAACAAAGGTCACCTCCAATGACAGCACGCGTGCCACGTCGTCTGGCGTATCGAGTGGGCGGAACAATACCTCGCACTCCACGTCCCCAAACTTGAGCAGAAACTTTTTCTCCGTGGCACGCCAGTTACCTGCCTGCCCATCCTTGAACCAATAGTTCCATGAGCTTATCGTGGTATCGTTCAGCTGTGGTGCGGTGTTACGGACGATTACAGCGCGAGTGCGGCGTATGCCGTCTACCGGGCTAGGCTCCTGCAGGCTGGCCATAAACGCGAGCTTGAAGAAAATGCCCGTCGTCTTGCCTGACCCTACTGGCCCAATGACCCAATCGAAGAACAACTCGTGCGGGGTGTAGTGGGTTATGAAGTCCCGAACGGTTGGTGGTGGTGTGTAATTGACGCCGTCTGCAGCCATCTATTCGTCACCTTCTATACGTCGTGCTGTTGCGGTTATATTTGTAGGCGCAGGGCGACTGCTGGCTGGCGCAGCCCCTAGGTTTATATTGATCTGGAACCCTGACCCTGTAGCCACTGCTTCGCCTACGCCCTTCTGTTCATACCCTGCCCACCGGGTTACATTCTCTATCGCCTTAACCGCCACTGCTGCTGGGGTGAGGGGGTCATGTATGAGCTTGTGTAGTTTGGCTAGAGCGTCATCGCTGATGAGCTGCGCCTTAGTCTTGAAGGATACGCCCTCCTTACTGACGTTGTCCACTGCTTCCTGATAGGAGCGTATGAACTGTGGGTGCTGCATCAGCTGCTTGAACTCGTCCTTGCTAATGCCATAGGCAGCGCAGATATCAGGCAGGGGTGCAGTACGCAGTGCCAGCTCCACGAACAGCATCGGCGGGAATCCCAAGTATACCGGGTTGTCAGGATGCGTAGCACCCCACTGGTTACTCACCTGTGTTGTGTCGAGTACGTCGCTGCTCATTGCCAGCCCTCACTCGGGTTAGGTACTTCGCTCGGATTGTCGCAGCTTTGCCCGGGTTCTTGGCTATCCATGCGGCGTGCTTATCAGTGGCACAGGCTTTGCAGTAGTAGCTGAGTCCATCGGGGGTCTGCCGGTTAGCCCCAAAGTCCACAGCGGGTAGCACTTCCTGGCAGCACGAACATTTTTTGGTGGCGTGTGTATTCATGGGCGTACTATAGGTATGTGTGGAGAAGTTGTCAAGAGGTATATTTGCTATGTAAGGTATATTAGTATTGCAAAAATCTCGGAAATTTTATACTAGGCGTGTAAGTGTTGGGGGTTATATAAGGTATAACAGGTATATTAGTATTGCAAAAATCTTGGAAATTTTATGTGATGTACCATGAAGGAGCATGACCCCACGCGCGTGGGCAAAACCCTTCGGGGGGTAGGGTCATAGAAAAGAATCCTTTTCTTTATCCTGCTGTTTTTGCTTGCTTTTTTGCCTGATAGGTGTATAATGAGAATCTCAGTCGGGCAATACCGCTTGGCTGATACGGTGTTCTGGAACACTGTTAGAATTTTTACTTACTTATTTTTGAAAGGTAACATCATGGCTACATATCACATTTTTGACGTTCAGCAAAAACTTATCAAGGCTGTTGATAGCCTTGCAACGCCTGTTTTTTATTCTGGCATTGAATTTGATGTTAGATTTGCCGCTGGCCTCTTGGCTTGTCCTCACGCCGTTTTTTTTAGCGGCTTGGGATAATCTGCACTTTGCAAGCGCAGGGCATAGCGACTTGCCAATGTTTGCATACGTGGACTAACCCACATTGACTTATGCGCCTGATAAGCGCACAATAGTCACATCAGTTAGACAATAACGCCTGACTGATACGGTGTGCTAGCACACTGTTAGAATTTTTACTTACTTACATAAAGGATTTATATATCATGGCTAATTCTATCAACACAACAACCGCATACGACGTTATCGCATTGGGCGCATCCATTGGCGATGCAATTTTTTCCGTAGGCATACACGAAGCGCAGGCAAACATGGGCAAGGCTTCACTAAAAGATACTATTCTCAACAGTATAATGGAGCTTCGTACATACCACGTTTCACAGCAGGGTGAACAGCATCAGGCATATATTGCCGGATGTATAGCCTTGTTTGGAGACGGCGTATATAACGCCAAAAACTATGTTGCAGGGTCTGTGCGTCAAGCCGTTGAATCCAGCTTACGGGCAAGAAAAGCCGCCCATAAATCAGCATTTATGAAAACCCGCGGCGTGACAGCCAAAAAGCCAGCGACAGAAGCGGATTTGCTGGCATATGCGGGTATTGCCAAGGTATTAGATTTTGAAGCTGACAAGGTAATAAGCGGGTTAAAATCCGCTTTAATGCGGGCGCGTATGATATACCGTGCGGCGTGGTCTTGCCCGTCAATTATGACAGACGATAGCGGCGCGTATCGTGGGCTGAATACCATATACTCCGACGCGTCGGAGTTGGTAAAGAATAAAACAGTAACAGCTAAACCCACGGCGCAAACGTCCACAGACAAGGGCGCAGACGCGCCAAGCGGTAAGGCGGCTAATAATAAAGAAGCATTTGAGATGATTATCGCAAAAGAAAGTCCAGCGACGGTTATATCGTGGATGATAGAACTATTAGCATCGGAAACAACATACGCGAAGAAACACGCGTTGCAGTTAAAGACGCTTGAGGCATTAAAAGCTCAGCTATAATCTAACCGCTAAACTCTCAGCCCGCCCCTAAAAGGCGGGCTTTTTTGCGTCTGTAAAATCCTTGCCCACGGCTTGCCGTGGGTTTTTTTCGCCCTGAATTTTCACGGTATGCCAGCACACCGTAGCCGCGCGGAGCGCGATACCGTAGTAACAAGCGCGTGGCAAGTGTGTGTGGTACAGACGTATGGAGCGTGACGGTGTGCTGGCACACTGTATAGGTGTATAGGCGATACCGTAGTAACAAGCGCGTGGGTAACGGTGTGCTGGCACACTGTGTCCTACAGACCTATGGAGTAGCACACACGATACACGTGTATGGAGCGATAACTAACAAATTCGATGAATGGGCAAAAATGCAAATATACGTGATACAGACGTATGGAGCGATAAATACGAAAGTCGATGAATCATACTGGATAGGTGTGTATGGAGTAGCACACGGCAAAATAATAAAAACGCATATCGCCAAATAGCATCAGGATTTCAAGAATAGAAAAAAAACTTATATGCAGCCACCACTTTTATTGTGCGGAAATGCCCACGAAATCAAGGGGTTATAAAGGTGGACACCACTTGAATAATTTACTGCTTAGTTGGGGGTGTTTTTATCGCCGCTGGAGGCCACGGAATATATAGGAATAAATAAATACTCTATGGTAAGTAATACAATTAAACAATAAAGCAGACAAAAAAAAGGGTGTGTTTATACGCGCGCGAGGGATACAAGGTATGTTAGTAAATCGCATGGAAAAAAGTAACAACGATGGCATAAAAGTTATACAAGCCTCATAATATAATAACACCGCCTTTTCCAGACTGCTTTTTCTGGTTAGTTGCTTAATCGGTTGCTATTCGTGGCTTACAAGCCACCACCTTTTTCCGCCTACCCTACCAAGTTCAGCATTTCGCATGATATAAGTATATGATTATAGGCACTAAGCAGACGGATAGACAGCTAAACAGCATAATGATTTTTGACCCCCGAAATAATGCTATTTGATCAATCTCGTTTCTATTTGGCACTTTTCGTTTCTATTCGGGTGGATAACCTGCATTTCGTATCTATTTGGAGCTCCTTGACATATACACCTATAGAGCGTATAATAGTATCTAAGTGGGAGAGGTATCTCAACCACCTGCACGGTGTGCCAGCACACTGTGGAATCCGAAACATTACTTAACTCAGGAGAACGTCATGTTACATTTACTAAACACCCGCATCGAAGAACTGTACAGCCTATCCAACGCAACAATGGACGATATGTACGCAAGCAACACCCGCATCAACCACGTAAGGGAGTTCACCTCTCACATAGAGGCAGAAAACTTCCTATTCGAGTGCAACCACCGCTGCACTGTAGAAGACTATAGCGACCCAGACACGGGTGCGTTCGTCATTGTTATGTGGGAGGCGTAATGGATATGCCTCGTAAACCCACTACAAACGCCGCCAGTGCATCCAATCGCGCCGGCAATACCAACACAGCCAACGGTGTGCCAGCACACCGTACAGCCCCAACCACACAGACCCACATGGTGGTGACATTCGGGTGGGGTAGTAGATACGTGCTACCCATTGAAGCCGCGTTAGAGCTACAGCGCGTCATGGCGCAGGCGATACGGGTAGAAAGCGCGTGCAGCTTAGTTGGGAACCACGACCTATGGGTGCGTAATCTGTCGAATATAGACGTGGTTACAAACTTCGTGTCCGCAGACGATGAGTACGCTGTAGATAGAACAACCGCCGACGGAGACATTATCGCCTACGCCACCACATACAGAGCCACCAAAGAACTAGGCGGAGACGAAGCAGTATCAGGGCTGACCTTTGCCAAATACACAGCAGAAAAAGGAGCAACAGCATGAGAATCCCACAGCAGATAGCAAAGCACGCCGTAAACGTTACAGTATCATTGGACCCAAGCACTTGGTCAGTGCGACTGCATAACGCGGTGGCCAAGAACATACGAGGCGGGCTCATAGTCGGTAACGGCTCCGCCGCACAGATAGCCGTTGCATACAGGCGGAGCGTAGGAGCGCCCACGGCGTACACATACGGGTACGGCGGCGTGTGGTGGGATAACATGCCCAAGGACTACGACCTCTGGGAGCAACTAACGGATTTAGTAACCACGGTACAGCTACGTGGTGAAACTCGCAATCGTTACTGGATGGACAGAATGGATGGGGTACTAGCAGTGATTGCCGAGCGCCAGCCAAAGGGGGGCGTGTACTATGGAGGTAGAGAGGACGTAGTCGAGCTGCTCCACCCAACGCTACCCGAGGTAGAGATGCCTACGGGTGCATTTACCCTAAGCTACAAGCAGTAGCCCGAGCAACCAACACAACACACGGTGTGCCAGCACACCGTACAAGCCAAAGGAGCAACATCATGAGCAACATACGAAACCACGTCATGCTAGGCAGGCTATCATTCAGCGGCTGGGCGGGGGAGATTAAAGACAGCACCTCTAGTCGCAAGATAGAGGCAGATAACGGCGCGGTAGAGGGCGCGTCGAAAGCCAAGAAAGTGCTACTGCCTGGCGTAGTAGAGTTGGAGGCTATCCAGAAGTTCGCCGCCACCACCCGTACATGGTGGCATGGGGTATCAGTACCATGGGAGGATGGAGGTGCAAGGGCGTATAGTGCCGCTAGGCACATCGAACTGCTCACCGATATAGGTGACAGACAACGCGAGTACGATAGCCTAGTAGATGCGTTCGTGTTGAAATACCCGACGGCGTATGCCGAGCAACAGTTCAGGCTTAACCACCTGTTCAACGCGGCGGACTACCCAGACCCGAGTACCATACGGGACAAGTTCGCCTTTAACTTCCACATCCGCCCGATAGCGGACGCCGAGGACATAAGAGTTATAGAGGGCTTGACCAGTCAAGAGGCAGACAGGCTGATAGCCCAAGCCAAGGAAGCCGAGCGTGAGCAGGTGCAAGCGGCGGTAGATGACGCGTATAAAAAGCTATATAAAGTAATCAAGGCAATGGCGGACAAGCTCGCCGTACCCGTGGGCGAGAAAGGTAGTATCTTTCGCGACAGCCTGATTAGTAACATACGTGACATAGCCGAGCTAATGCCTGGGCTTAATATAACCAATGACCCGCAGTTGAACGCACTGGCGGCGAAGGCTATGCAGTTGACAGCGTACACGGCCGATGACTTGAAGTCATCGGGGCTACGTGCCGAGGTACAGAAACGTGCGGCGGAACTGGCTGGCATGTTCACTACGGTATCGCAACCAACGTCAGCACCAACGGTGTGCCAGAACACCGTGGACACATCAATACAAGACGCCGCCGCCGCTGTGCTGGCCGGCATAAACTGGGACGAATAGGAGAGAAATCATGGGATACCGAAGCGAAGTAGCCTACTACATAAGAGGCACAGAGGAGGACATAACCACACTGCTTACCACGCATAGCCTGAAGTACGAGGGCGACCCTGCGGTGCATAGGGAGTGCATGGAGGAGCTACAGATAACGCCCACAGGCATATATTTTCACGCCGTAAGCACTAAGTGGTATGACGGGTATCCGGGGGTGCAGTGGCACTCAAAACTGTGGAATTTAGCGGGGGACATGGAGGACACTGGAACACTCCCGCTCACGGGTCAGCTTATCCGCGTTGGTGAGGACGACGACGACGATGAAGAACATCGCTTCGGGGACATAGTGGACTGGATATACATAAGCCGTAAGATTGAACTAGACGACGTGTTCCCGGCGTTCCCAGCCGTAACCCCTTGACATATAGGGGTATATAAGGTATAATAGTTACATGAATCGGGCAATTCAGAACATAACTTACGGTGTGCCAGCACACTGATACGGGGGCAATATGATTCACCTAGCACTAACCTTTATCGTCGGCATGATGGACTTTAGAGTGAACTACCCGCCATACATCGCAAGCAAGCAGGTACGAGATATGTATTACAAGGGGCAAGACTTTGCCCACACACTAACCTTTAACCACTGGAGAAACGACAAATGAACACAGGCAACGGTAAATTTAAGTACACAGGAGCGAATCACAACGGGGTGGTAAGCACCCGCGCAGTAGAGGCCGCACTTGGTCACCACTTCCAGCCACAAGGCGACATGGACGAGCTACTTGCCACGCTCATGGCGGCTGACGTGACTACGGTATTGCCTGACGGTGTGCTGGCACACGGTTGGTGCGCTGATATGAGTGTGCTGGAGCTGGCACAGGAAGCATTCGGCATGGCAGTGATGCTGGACGAATACACCCGCTTTGTTGGCAATGAGCGTGTGTTGAACCTGATAGCGGCCATTGAGTCGACCATCGCACCTGATGGCGACCTGATTACAATGGACATGAACCGAATCCTAACCGCACTAGCAATACTTAAAGGCGACCATGTGGCGGCAACGTCACCAGCGTCACCTGAACCAGAACTCGTAGCAGAGTAACCCGTAGGACACGGTGTGCCAGCACACCGTTCAGTAGCACTTTCCGCAACATAATTTATTAGGAGTAATACCATGCAAGCACTTCGACTCAAAGACGTACCAAATGTTCTCGTCCGTAACTACTTGGCAAAGACCAACGTGTTCCTAGCATCGAAACCCGGCATCGGCAAGACAGATACAGTGGAGTTGTTCATCCGTAAAATGCAGGAGCGCACCGCTGGCTTCCAAGCATGGCACTTCTATGGTCCGAGCCTTAGCCCAACAGATATCCAGATGGCTATGCCTGATACCGAAACAGGGCTGATGAGAATCTTTAACAACAGCCAGCTACCCAATGCGTATACCCACCCAGAGTTACAGGGCGTCGTGTTCATTGGTGAGATGCCGAATACTGACCCGACCACGTTGAAGCAGTTGCAGAAGTACGTGAACGGCGAGGACATGAACGGGCTACGTAAACCCGATGGTGTCATGGTGATTGCCGACGGTAATCGTCTGGCTGATAAGGCTGGCGTACTGCAACAAGGTCGTGCACTGATGAACAGGTTTCTGTCCATAGATGTATATACAGAAGCCGAGGACTGCATCGAGTACGCAGTGAAGCATGAGTGGCACTCATCGGTACAGTCGTTCTTGCGGGAGTATCCTCACCTCATAGATAACTACGACGAGGTGTTCCAAACCACGGCGTCAGCGCGGGAAGCCGCGGAAGTGAACCGCCGCAATGGCGGAACGGACGCACAGGCCGAGGAGGGCAAGGCTGGTATCTGGGCAAGTATGCGTGGCTGGAACCGCGTGTCGAACCTTGAGGTAGCGGGTGAGTCGCTACACAGCGAGCCTACCCCATCGGAGCTTATGGGGTCAGTAGGTACTGGCCCAGGTGCGCAGTACATAGCGCACAAGGCAATGCTGGGCAAGTTAGCCAGCTTCGCAGACATTGTCGCTAACCCTGAAAAGGTAGCCATACCTACGAAGATGGACGAGGCGTATGCCCTGTCTACAGTGGTGGCTGTACGTTGCCAAGCCGAGCAACTGGCGGCGGTATATAAGTTTGCTAAGCGGTTACCGCACGACTTGCAAGCGTACATCCTGCGTACCATGATAATGCGTAAGAACTTCCCGCTGTTGGGTAGCGTTGAATACCGTGAGTGGATACGTGACCCACAGTTGAATCAGTTGATCACCGCACGGTAATGGACGCGCCACTACGTGACGGGTGGATGAGGGCTAGGGGCAACTCCTACACATACCATTTATCGACCAGCGACGATACCCCCCCAAACTATGGCTTCGTCAGCAGGATGTACAGTGGTGATGGGTGGGGTGGAGTAGTGTTTACCCATGGCGATGAAGACCTGAATGCGCCCAACATACCTACACTAGAGGAGGCTATGATATGGGTAGAGACGACGTCCGCACTAGCGAGAGAGTAACGCTACGTGACGGGTGGGAGCAGGCGTTCAACGGCGGCTACGAATTTGTAGTGGACGATAGTGTACGTGGTTTTGTATGGCGTAGCTACGATGGTAGCGGGTGGGTAGGGGGGATAGTTATCGATGGCCGTGTCGCAGACCCCCACCAGTACCACATACCTACACTAGAGGAGGCTATGATATGGGTAGAGACGACATACGCACTAACGAGAGAGTAACGCTACGTGACGGGTGGGGGGAGTCACTTAATGACGTATACGACTTTGCCATCGACGACGTGATATGCGGGTTTGTCGTCAGTATGCCTGATGGGTGCGGATGGCTGGGGGCGGTACTTGCCAATGGCCGTGGCGACGACCCACCCGGATGCCGCATGGATACTATAGAGGAGGCCATGATATGGGTAGAGACGACATACGCGCTAACGCGGGGGTAATACTACGGTATCGGTGTGCCAGCACACTGTGCCAGAAACACAACTTAACTAAGGAGTAACAAAATGCAAGCAAATCTAACAGCAGATGCGGCAGTAAGACTAATGCTCAACTTCCCAATGATTTCGGAGCTGTACTACAGCATGGCGATCATTGCGGATGAAAACGTAGGTACACTGGCAACGGATGGGCGCACCATGTGGGTATCGCCTACATTCTGGAAAGGGCTTACCCTCGAACTAAAGGTAAGCGCGTTAGCGCACGAAGTAGTGCATAAGATGCTACTCCACTGCTCACGCCGTGGGCATCGTGATGCGAAGCTATGGAATGTGGCCGCTGACTATGTGGTGAATGGGTTGCTCAAGCAGAACGGCATGAGCATTGGCAAAGACTGGATACAGCCACTGGATAAGTACATAGGCTGGAGCGTTGACGCGGTGTACGCCGACTTATTGCGGGAGCTTGGTGAGCCTGACAATGCGGGCGAGGGCGAGGGCGAGGGCGAAGGTGAAGGTGAAGGTGAAGGTGACAGCGGTGGCATGGGCATACCCAAGTCAGTAGAGGGTAAGGCATGGGACGACATCAAGGAGGTGACAGGTAGTCCAGAAGAAGTGGCTAAGTATGAATCTGACGTCATGACGGCGGTGAATAAGGCGTTGATGTCAGCACAAGCCATGGGTAAAGTACCTGTTGGCATGGGCAACTTCGACAACGTGTTCATCGCTACCGCAGAGCCATGGTACAACCACTTGGCTAGGTTCATGCAGAGTCTGTCCGTGTCAGAGTTTAACTGGGCACGAGTGAACAAGCGCAACCTAGTAAGCCACGGATTCTTTAGCCCACACGTGTACTCGGAAAGTCTGGGCGAAGTCGTGGTCGCAATAGACTGTTCAGGCAGTGTATACGGCCCAGCAGAGCAAGCAGGGTTCGCAGGGCACGTTAGTGCCATATTGTCGGAAGCCAAGCCAGCCAAGGTGCATGTGCTGTACTTCGACAGTCGGATACAGCGCCACGAGGAGTTAGACCCTGGCCTTATGGACTTCAGCACTCACCCCAAGGGCGGCGGCGGCACGGCGTTTGAACCTATATGGGGCTGGTGTGAGTATGAGGGCGTTGTGCCCGCAGTATGTATCGTGCTGACAGATACCTATGGTAGCTTTGGACAAGAGCCAGAGTATCCTGTGATATGGGCAAGCATAGAGGAGAACGTGACCGTTCCATTCGGGGAGTTGATATATGTCCAATGACCAGTTACCCCGGTGGGAGATAGTTACAGACCACCACAGCCAATACTTTACCCGACAAAACACGTGGGCGGCGGCGGGTGCGGTGTGGTTCACCCCAGATAAGGGGGGAATGTGGGGCGCACACGTGAGGGTACCTGGCAGTAATTCGCGTAGTGCGCACCTCGTGACCGAAGCAGAAGCCAAGGCGTGGGTGGAGCTGACGGTGGGATTGATATATGTCCAATGACCAGTTACCACGGTGGGAGAAAGCTCCACACCACAACAGCCGATACATTACCCGACCAAACACGTGGGTACCAGCGGGTGCGGTGTGGTTCTACCCACAGAAAAACGTATGGACTGCACACGTGCGGGGCGTCATGCCGAGCGATATATACTTCGCGACCGAAGCAGAAGCCAAGGCGTGGGTGGAGCTGACGGTGGGATTGATAGGAGGCTAACATGGAAGCAGAATGGAGCGTAATGCGTGGGGGGTATGAGTATGTACGAACGTACCCGACTAAATTTGGCAACCTTGGGGCTAAGAAGCACAGGGTACGACTGGCGATTGTAGCGGGTTGCTGCGACAGTGACACAATGCAGGCATACTACAGAGCTACGGTTCTCGGTAGCGAGGCAGGGCGGTTCGATACCAAGGAGGATGCAATGCGCTGGGTAGAGGCTACGGTGATACTGCAACAAGAGTGACGGTGTGCTGGCACACTGTGTGGAAGCATTACTTAACTAGGAGATTGACATGAGACTATATTGGAACCTACAAAAGATTTACAACGGCAAGCAAGCATACAAGGCTGATCGTGCTATACCGAACGAAAACAACTGCCGCGTCAGTAGCTTTACAGACGATGAGGGTAAGCCTGCATACCGAGTAAAACTTCACGGCAACACCATCATTGAGGCGTATAGTACACACTTCATGGTGACCAACGCAGGCTGGGCTACACCAACCACGCACGCTCGTATATGGAGCATAGCGGACGTGAGAATATTCAACGACTCGAAGTGCAAGTTCCGTGACAAGTACCGCGTATATGACAGGAGCAGAGGCAAGTCGCTACCGATGCCGAGGGCAATTCTGCTACACTATGGTACACACCGCGTGTTCGACGAGTGTGTACAGTCAGACTACATAGTGACGGTGAAGCCAGAGTCGCGTAAAGCCTACATGGCACTGTGCAAGCGTGCGTGGAATAACTTGACTGCGCGTATCGCGATTGGTGAGTTTACTGGCGCTGAATACAGCATAGGGTATATAACGCCGAGCGATAAGCTGGCGATTATGAAACGCATTGCAGACGGAGAGTTCCTAGAGCGGGCGGAAGTATTGAAGCTGGTTACTAGCAATGCGTGGGGTACGATAGACCCCGACGACCCACTAGCGGACATCAAGGTAATGTGGAAAGCGATAGTAAATAACGTGCGGGATGCGTACCATACAGCCCACGACGGATACAATATAGAGGAGATTAAAAATGGCGAGTAACGGAAATAGTGTAGCAATACAAGAATTACTCAGGCGCACCACCCGCATTGAGAGCCGACTGGTTAAGCTGGCCGAAGGTATGGATATCCCCGTTAAGCTACCGCCCGCCATCCGTGCGCAGGTAAGCAGTGTCGGGGAGTGCCAGGTCATCATCGACATCATGGACGCGCCCCTGTCCAGCATAGTAGAAGCCTGCCAAAAACGTGGCGCGGTGGATACGTGGGCGGCGGTACACTGTGGAGGGCAATGGGTAGCACAGGTATTTATACCCTAACCAGCAACAATAGTAGCACTACTTACTTAGGAGGAAAGAACATGAGCAAGATTATTCACACGAAACTACTGCTTAACACGCTCGATATGCGCGACCTTTTACTGCGGCAGATTGAGCTTCAGACCACGGCGCTACGAGCAAGTAAGACGCGCCTAGGGCTAGTAGAGGAGTTCGCACGTGCCAACTTTATGGGCGACATGTGGGGGATTAAGCAACTCGCTCCACACATAACCAGCGGCAAGTGTAGCGACAAGTATTACGTGTACGCCGATACTCCAGCGCGAACAAGCCAGTGCATGAATACCATAAAGGTGTGGAGGGCGGCGCAATGAAATTCATAGAACTGAGCACTGAGGTGCAGGAGAAGTTAGTAGAGGGGCTATCCGACTCGCTTTGGGGTGACTGGTACGACTGCACATACGACGACTTCACCCATATCTGTACACGCCTAGGGATAGACACAGACGCCACAGGTAAGGGGCCAGACATTTCATTCTCGGGGTTCTATTCACAAGGAGATGGCGCCTCGTTCGGGGGTCGTATGGACTTGACTGAGGTAGCGGGGTGTGGGGCGAAGATGCGCGAGCACGCGCCAAACGATACAGACCTCCACGAGATTGCTGACAGGCTTGAGGTAGCAGTGGGCGTGCTAATGAGCACTACGGTATTGCTTGGTGTGGACCTTGACTACCCACGGATGACTATCACAAACAGGGAAAGGTCACACACGCACATCGTGGACTGTAACATACTGGAGTACAACTCCTTTGAGGCCGATATAGAAGCCGCTATGATTGAGCAGGTAGACATGCTCATAGAAGAAGTAGAGGCGGTGGTAGAATCCTTAGCTTCGTGGCTGTGTAGGGCGCTACAGACGGAGTATGAATACCAGACATCCGAGCAAATGCTCATTGACCAGGACGAAAACTATGATGCAGATGGGAAAATAATATATGAGCAACCAACTAAACATACAGGGAATTAAGACGTTTATGGGGGCGAGCGGGCAACTGGGCAAGACAGGCACGCCATTCTTATATAGGAAGCTAACCTCGGACAAGTACCACGAGTTCCTTAGCGCCTGTGTTGAGCAGGAGGATGTAGCGGCGTTTACCAGTTGTCTGGACTTGGTATGGGTAGCGATCAGCTACATGCAATCCCGAGGCTGGGACGTACCCCGTGGGTGGGCGGAGATTGAGCGCAGTAACCTAGACAAAATCTGCCCCGAGACGCTATCCGTTCGGCACCGCAGTGACGGCAAAATTCTACCGCCTGACGGGTGGAAGCCACCGGAACTTAACTTTATATTGGAGAAATTAAAATGAGTAACGAATTTAACCTAGAGCGTGCCATCTCTGGAGAACCAATTGAAACAAGTGATGGAACTCCAGCAGATTTTATTGCCTATAGACCTACTGCGAAAGATAGTAAGCAGATCGTCATGCAAGTTAAAGATGATATATTTACATACTATGCAAACGGAAGCTACCATGATCTAGTTATAGGTTGTCCTTTAGACCTACGTATGAAACCCAAGATAAAACAGATTGACTGGGCTAAGATGCCAGTTGATACACTTATTATCCTTGGTATTTACGCAGGAGGGGATAAACGCTACTTCAGTTCGTTTAACAGTGGGCTGGTACATTACTACCAAGGTGGTGCGACCTCAAAAACTGCGGCCAGCAACTCAGACGTATTCACAATTAACCCAAATAACGTAAAGATCGCACCAGACCAGCCTTGGACAGTATGGTTAGGCGGCGATTGCCCGATTCCAGATGGGCTGGAGTTTGAATATATGATTAACGACGACCCTGGGCAAGTGATGGTCGCTAAAGAAAGTGCAAGCGCGTATTTATGTTTGTGGCACCCCAAGGTTATTTATGCTTACCGACTAACAGGCAAGGTATTGGACGGGTGGAAGCTATGAAAAAGTTTCTACTTATCATATTCCGCATGTCTCTGCTTCTTTTTTACTTGGTAATAGTATTTTCCCCTATGATGATCATTGCGCATTTTGCACTTAAATACTGGTAGAGGAGAAGATTATGAGTGGGATTAGAAGATATTACCCATCTGACATACAATTAAATTTAGGCAGGTCTCGTATTTTACTTACAGAACACTTAGCTGGGCAGGTATGTCTATACGAAGACGTAGCCCCAATCATCCAGCTCAATAAAGAGCTTGACGCAGAGAACAAAGAGCTTGAAGCAGAGATTAAGCGGCTACGTGAGCAGAAGCCAGCACAAGAGATACCAGCCGAGCTTGTGGAGTGGGCTAATAGCTGGCAAGAAGATGATAGTGATATGCCTTCATATCTAACTGGATGTAACGACATGAAGCATTTTGTGAAATCGCAACTGGAAAAAATGAAAGGCAAACCATGCAAGTGAGTATTCCAATAGACTGTCGCCAGTGCAAACTATTTATCTGGAAGCGCATGTCTTGTGCGGCAACGTATTCATGCGTAAACGGCAGCCAGTACAAGCCGAGTAACTTTATTCAAATTTTTAGAACGGAATAACTATGCAAGTGAAAATGACTGTTGATGATGCGTTAGAGTTTGCAGATGAGTGGGGGCAAGGTATGACATTCCACGAAGAATCGCAAGGCTGGTGGGTAGTGTGCGCCATACTTGCCGCTGAGGTTAGGCAGCTGCGAAAACTTAACTCACCACTTGACGATAACAACAGGTTGAAGAAAGAAAATCTAGTATTGAAGCTGCAACTACTGAGCATTGAGCAAAGTCATACAGTTAAATTAACGCCTGCGTGTGTAGTGATAGCGAAATGAAACTAAATAAACCAGAGAAACTTACAAAGATTCGGGATGAGGTAGAGGAATTTATTGCGGCGCACGAACTGAAAACCCATCACTACCTGTCGGACACGGAAATAATAGCCGAGTTTAGTATATACAAAAAGAAGCACGTGAGAGAAGCGATTAACAACCTGAGATGAGGAAATCACTATGACCCATGAGATATGGAAACTAACTGGCGGTTTCGACGAACTCCAACGCCTGGAAATGAAGCGCGAAGAAGACGAGTATCGCCGCCGCGAGTTGCAGGACGAACTTGACCGAGACAAACGAAGTGAGGAGGAAGACTATGCCAAGCCTACCGAGCACAGCTGAACGTATACACCACAGGTACACTATCGCGCAGGGTAGACGCCAGCAGATACTCGACGCGCTTAATACCAACATAGAAGATGGTCGCATCGTCCCTATGAAGGCTAGAGATATACGGGAGAAGCTAGACCCGTACATAGCGCAGATACACCATATATTGACAGGCATGGAGGAGCTGGGGGAAGTATCACGCACAAGCTATGGCTACTTACCACTGAAGGACACCACTGCCGAACCTGTGGGGGTACTTAAAATAGGTAGGGATACCCCAAAGAAAAGAAAAGGCACGCGTGGTACAGTGCCCCGAGAGCGTATAATACCCCAGATGTCAGACCCAGTACCGCCGGGGTGTGTGCGTAGCGTGATACACGTGTGTAGCCAGACTGAGTCGAAACCGACAGAGCCTAGAGGCAAACGGAATATTAGGCATGACGCCAGCGGCGCAAGTCTTAGCAGTGTTTATTGGTGATTCACAACAGGAGAGCAACATGAGATTACATACGCTACACTACACAACAAAAGAAACAAACGGGCTAAAGGTAGAATGGTTCGGCACCGAACGTGAGGCGATACAGCGCCGTGGGGAACTGTTTGCATCGGGGGTTTGCGTGGGACTTAAACGCCAGCAGATGATATACCCAGTCGACGTGCCTACGAAGAAAGAAGACTTGCTGGATTGGTTGCGCGAGCAGGAAGCACAACGCGACGTACGTGGCTAAGGGTACATCATGGACGGAGTAGATAAGGCCGCGGACCCGATAGACCACTCAGCCAATATGCAGGCGAAGATGGATCAAGCACAGGTAGACATCATACGTAGGGAAGCGCAGAAGCCTATACCTACGTCTAAGGTGTGCCTGTATTGTGCAGAACCAACAGAAGCAGGAGCACGATGGTGCAATGGGTTCTGTAGGGATAGGTGGCAGGCAGATAGGAGGTAGCATAGTGGTAGATATTTTATGGTCGCGAGAGCGCACCCAGCACCGCCAAGAAGTTGCCCGCATACTACGGGAGATTACTAGTGGGGTTGTCACGGAAGTAGACCTAGCCGCGCTACACAATTTCTGCATGGTATCGTTGCAGGTACAGCACAAGATAAACCGCAACACGTGGAAGGCGGCAGAGCGAGACGCGCTAACGATAGCGTTCCTGCGCGACGCCGTAGAGGACGCGTAGATTGACATATAGTGGTATATAAGGCATAATAGCAGTTCTACCTAGAGGGAGAAGTAAAGATGAAATACACAGCGATCAACAGCGTGCACAAGCCTATCAGTACGCTTGAGGAAATGCTACATGACCGTGCCGAGAGTATAAGTCCCGAGGAGCCTAAACCAGCAAAGGATACACAAGTAGGTGGTGACCACTATAAAAAGCTGGGTAGGTATCAACCTTGGGAGGTGCTAGAGCATTGGCTAACACCCGAGGAGTTCCGTGGGTATATGAAAGGTACAGCCATTGCGTATCTAGCCCGTGAGAGAGACAAGGGCGGCAATATAGACGTAGCCAAGGCAGCGCACACCCTACAGGGGTTCCTCGAAACACTGACTAAGGAATAGCCATGGATATTGTGACGTTGGACTTCGAGACGTACTACGGGGCAGACTTCACACTATCTAAGCTAACCACAGAAGCCTACGTGCGTGACCCTCGGTTCGAGGTTATCATGTGCGGGGTTAAGCGGAACGATGAGCCTGGGTACTGGGTGGATGCACCAGATGTAGCAACACATTTGCAGACGATGGACCTTGAGAACCACGGTGTGCTGGCACACCATGCCCACTTCGACGGGCTGATACTATCCCACCACTATGGCATTAAACCGAAGGCGTGGTTCGATACACTGTCCATGGCACGGGCTATTCATGGCGCTAACGGTGGGTTGTCACTGGCAAAGTTAGCAGAGCAATATGGGATAGGTGCCAAGGGTAATGAGGTAATACACGCTAAAGACCTGCACAGGAAGGACTTTAGCCCAAGTACCATAAAGAAGTACGGTGCGTACTGCGTACAGGACTGTGACTTGGAACGTGCGCTGTTTCTCCATCTCATGCCACACTTCTGCAAGGGGGAATTGAAGCTGATCGACATGATGATACGTATGTTTACTGAGCCAGTGTTACAGATAGATGCACCTATGCTGGAGGAGTACGCGCAAGATATTCGGGCAGAGAAGGTTTCACTGCTACTGCAGGCTGGTATACAGCTTACGGATGTAATGAGTAATGATAAGTTTGCCCTAGCATTGCAGAACCTTGGGGTAGTACCACCGCTCAAGGTTAGTCTGACCACCGGTAAAGAGACGTACGCTTTTGCTAAGACTGACCCCGCAATGGAGGCACTGGCGGAGCACCCAGACGAAGTAGTGCAGGCGCTTATCGCCGCTCGGCTGAAGAACAGGTCAACCATTAACGAGACCCGAGCACAGCGCATGATCGACATGATTAAGCGCGGGCCAGCCCCAGTGTACCTAAAATACTATGGCGCATCAGGAACAGGCCGAGCTTCGGGTGGCGACAAGATGAACTGGCAGAACTTCGGTAGGGGGGGTAAGCTACGCAAGTCAGTTATGGCACCGCCTGAGCATGAGATTGTGGTGGGTGACTCGTCCAACATCGAGGCGCGGGTGCTGGACGTGCTGGCTGGGCAGGAAGATGCTGTGCAGGTGTATAGGGATAACGATGCAGGTGTCGGACCCGATACATACTGTGTGCTTGCTGGTAAGATATACCATAGGGTCGTTACCAAGGCTGATAAGGATGAGCGGCAGTTAGGTAAAGTCGCTAAGCTAGGTCTAGGGTATGGTATGGGTGCCGTGAAGTTTGTTTCTGCGGTCCGCGCCATGGCTAGAAAAGTAATTAGCGAAGACATGTCAGCGTCTGTAGTATCGGTGTATCGAAGCACCCACCCACACGTCATCATGCTGTGGAAACGGGCGGAAGATTCGCTCAAGTGGATACAGAAGGGCATTGAGGGTCAGGCGATAGACGTTAGTGGGGTAGTGGTAACCTGTAAAGAGGGAATACTACTACCTAACGGCATGAAGATTCGCTACCCAGACTTGAAGTACAAGCCTAAAGCGTTCGGCATGGACGTCCCAGATGCAGGATGGACGTTCTGGAATGGTAAAACCAGAGAGAAGATATACGGCGGTAAGATAGTTGAGAACATCGTGCAAGCGCTGGCTCGCATCGTCGTTATGGACCAGACCCTAGTAGTCGCTGAATGGTGCGCTAAGAAGGCATCCACAGCCGCCGCAGGGCAGGAATACCGAGTCGTGCTATCAGTCCACGACGAGGTAGTATCAGTTGTACCAACGCAAGACGCGGTGGAGTGTTTGGAGTTTACTAACTGGGCATTGCGTCAACCGCCCAAGTGGATGCCAAACCTGCCACTATTTTCAGAGGGTGGTATCGGTGCTCGCTACGGCGACGCTAAATAATGAGGGAGTATAGTATGGACACAAACGCGCAAGACACTGGTATACACGGACCAGAACTAGTCCACATGGCAGAGAAATTATTAGCGGCGTATAACGCCCTTGCCGCCGAACGAGGGATAGCCAACACAACAGAGGCGCGTCTGGCAAACGAGCTACGCACTAAAATCGCGGAGACCCGGGAACTGTACGGAATGCAGAAAGGGGGTGTGTAATGGCGTTTTTCCTAGAGAGCACTCGTAAGCCCGGACTGCGATACAGGGTAGCTAAGCTGGACAGGGCTACCATGCGAGCCACTCTGATCGGGGAGTTGAACGTACCATTTGAGCGCGTGCTGGATGCGGCGTCGCTTGAGAAGTATGGATATAAAATAGTGAAGGTGCCCGATGAGGCTGTGGCTGAAGCATAGCACCGACACTACGCACATATACGAGGTGCTGGCGTACAATCCAGTTACCCACGTAGGTACAATCCAAGGTAAACTAGACATGTATGAGACACCGTTGTGGCCATACATGTTAAAGCGAAGTGGATACACCTACGTTACGGAGAACGATCATGCCCAGCAGCCCCTCGTATAAGCGCGACTACACGCAAGAGACAAAAACTTCCCATGCTCGTGGGGAGAAACCAAAGACCGTGCTACGCAACAAAGCCCGGCGGCTCATGCTTAAAAAAGGCATGGTAAAGCCCGGCCAAGATGTAGACCACAAAGTGCCATTGAGCAAAGGCGGAACAAACAGCCCAAGCAATTTACGCGCCCGTGCCCCCACAGCAAACAGAGGGTACCCGCGTAACCCAGACGGGTCAATGAAGGGAAAATAAATGAAGCCGTTAGCGTGGAGTCATAGCGCACTGAACGACTTTATAACCTGCCCCAAAGCGTACTTCCACAAGCGCATCGCTAAAGATGTACAGGATGTGCCAGGAGAAGCGGCAACGTGGGGCGACAGGGTACATAAGGCGTTCGAGGCATACTTGAAAGGGGTTAGTAGCGCCGAAGTAGAGATACGACTCGACCCCGAACTGGAGATATATAAAGGCTATCTGGACGAGATAGCAGCTCGTCCAGGGGTAATGTATATCGAGCAACAGCTGGCAATCAACAAACAGATGGAGCCGTGCGGCTGGTTCGATAAGGACGTGTGGATGCGGGGCATAATTGACGTACTACACGTAGATGGAGACACCGGCACGGTGCTTGACCACAAGACGGGCAAGCCAAAGAATGACCCGAGGCAGCTCAAACTATTCGCGTTGCTGGTGTTTATCCACCATCCGGAAGTGCAGGTTTGCAACTCGGAGTTTCAGTGGTTGAAGTTCGGCACTACCGATAGCGCACGGTATTTGCGCAGTCAAGAAGCGGAACTGTGGCAGGAGATGCTACCGGACCTACTACGGTATCGTACGGCGTTCAAACTGGAAGTGTTTAACCCTAGACCATCAGGGTTGTGTAATGGGTGGTGTCCGGTAAAGCAGTGCCAACACTGGAAACCGAAACGTAACTGAACCAAAAAATCCCCGCCGAACCGTGAGGTAAGGCGAGGCAAAGGACTCAACGAGGGAGATGAGGGCTTCAATTAGAGCATATCCCGTCGCGTCTGTCAAAAATGTAATGGAGAATTAACATGACCCCTGAAGGCAAAGTAAAAGAGCAGGTGAAGAAGCTACTCAAAGCATACGGTGCGTACTACCACATGCCAGTACAGAACGGGATGGGGTCACCCACGCTCGACTTTATCTGCTGTCTGAATGGCAGGTATATAGCTATAGAAACTAAGTCCCCCGGCAAACTTGCTACCGTCCGCCAGCAGAAGACCATGGCAGAGATAGCCGCAGCTGGAGGCACGGCGCTAGTAATAGATGGCTCGGCGGAACACCTGCGCCAGCTACAGGACTGGCTGATATATGTTACAACTACCGATAAGTTGGGCGCACCATGATAATCCACGAAGACTCAAACTCTATCCTGCTACGGATAAAGAACCCAGAACTGATACGCAAAGTGCTCCCCAAGCATGTACGGGACATAGACGTACAGGGACACAACCTGCAGGTGAGGCACGATTTGGACGCCGTAAAAGTCCTGCGGAATCTGGGCATCAAGGCGCCCAGCCCGATACGCACCCAGTATAACTGGCCAGGTAGGTTCGTACCGTTTGAGCACCAGAAAACCACGGCGGAGTTCCTGACGTTCTATAGTAAGGCGTTCGTGCTAAATGAAATGGGTACATCGAAAACAGCCAGTGCGTTGTGGGCGGCGGACTACCTCATGCGTATCGGTAAGATACACAAGGTGCTGATTATATCGCCGCTGTCCACGCTTGAACCAGTATGGCAGCAGGAGATTTTTGATGTGCTCATGCACCGCTCGAGCGTGCTACTGCATGGTGCGCGGGACAAACGGTTTGACCTTTTGACGTCCGACGCAGACTTCTACATAATAAACCCTGATGGAGTGGGGATCGTCGCAGACACGGTTCGTAAGCGCCTTGACATCGACTTGGTTATTATTGACGAGGCTGCTGCGTACCGTAACGGCACCACAAAACGGTACAAAGACCTGCTGAAACTGCTACGTCCGGACGTTAGGCTGTGGCTGATGACGGGTACCCCATGCCCGAACGCCCCGACCGACGCATGGGCGCTGGCGAAGCTGGTAAACCCCACGAAGGTGCCGCAATACTTCACCTCGTGGAAGCGGCAGACCATGATGCAGATTACCTCGTATAAGTGGGTGC